GCGAACCCGGCGCTTTCGTCACACTATTACTTCTGCCCGAAATGTGGTGCCGCCCTCTGACCCCGATCGGATCGCGGCGTAATGGCGAGCGATCGGGCGGGCCAGAAGCTATCCAACGCGCGGTGCACGGCCTCAGGAAAGGTTCGGAGCTGGATAGGCGATGCTTGGTCCAGCGGGCACTACAAGGACGTTGCGTGCCCCGATTGCGGCTATGTCGGCCCAATCGTTTGGGTGCGCGCCACCATGGATCTGGCTCCATACGCCAAGACGAGGGCACACAAGGTTCCTATCGGCGTAACGCCATCTCCATATGCCGCGAAGATCGAAGGCGGCGGCGCTCTCCATCAGGTCGAGGCCACCCGGTGAGTGACGCGCAGGACCATGGCCGCGTGGCTCTCGTCAACGGCTGGATATCCAACGGTGGCACCTCGGACGTGGCCGGGCCGACTCGTGAGTGCGTCTTCCGGTTGCCCGGCACCCCGGCCTACGCGAACGTCGTCTACGCACTGAATGGCGCCATGCTCTGGGGCGAGGGTCTATCCCTCTTCCGATCTGGGGCGAGGGTCTATCCCCCTCACGCGAGCGGCGCCGCTTCTACGGAATCGGCAAGACCGATCGCTTCGCGTCATTTCTCGCAGATCGTTGAATTCTGCGAAAGGCCGTATTGCCATGTGCGACATATCAGCACGCTAACCCCATATCTGCCGGTAGCGGCACCAAATCCACGTTGGGACGCCCGTGCCAATAGTTACAGGAAGGTGTTCAAACAGTGATCGAAAAGGGTTGTGGCCGAGCTGCTTTCGCCATAGTTTCGGGCTCTGTCGAGCGGCGCGGAGACCGGGGGGAATCCACCGAGCCGCCATCCATCAATTCACAAGGGGGCGGAATGCTTAACCTTCATTCAAACCACAGCGCACTACTAAACCTTTGGGCGACATGGCAATACGCACAATCATTGTCGGTTCGCACTGTCACCGAGCGCGCTTGGACCGTGCGTCGGATGGCCCAGTGGTGCGGTGTATCACCAGAACTCGCAACGCTTGAGCACATCGTCAGATGGCTAGCCGAAGGCTCCGACAGCGACGAGGGCTGGTCACCGCGAACCCGATGGACATACCACAGCGCGTTGCGTGCGTGGTTCACGTGGTTGCAGACGCAGGGGCACCGTCTCGACAACCCGATGGTTCATATCCCCTCGCCTCGCCGTCCCAAGAGCGAGCCGCGACCGGTCACCGACGAAGAACTTGGCCGCATCCTGCGTGTACGGATGTGGAAACGAACTCGCGCGATGGCGCTGCTAGCCACGCTCCAAGGCTTCCGGGTGCATGAAATCGCCAAGGTCAAGGGCGAGCATTTCGACTTGATCGCGCGCACGGTCGAGGTGACTGGCAAGGGCGGGGTGGCGAAGGTGATGCCGCTACATCCGCTGGTGGTTGAAATCGCCTACCAGATGCCACGCAAGGGGTACTGGTTTCCGAGCAAGAAGGGTGGCCACGTGCGCCGCGAATCGGTCAGTCACACCCTTGGCAAGGTGTTCGACCGCGCGGGCGTCGCGGGTGCTGGCCACCGCCTGCGCCACTGGTACGGCACTGCGCTAATCGAGGAAGGCGTAGACCTGCGCACCGCCCAGGAGCTACTGCGGCACGCCAGCATGCAATCGACCCAGATCTACACCCAGGTCAAGAACGCACGCCGAGCCGAGGGCATCGAACGTCTACGACTGCCCAGCAGCTCGGCGCTGATGCCGTCCCTCATCTTGGCCGACAGCGACGCGGCGTAACGACGGGCCACCTAGCGGAATCGGACCGCTGACCTGCTCATTAGCAGTGAGCGCGCACGTAGGCACGGCCCGCCCCGACCAACGAGGACCGCTTGCCGGCCAAAGCGGGCCGGGGCTGGCTACCGCGGATTGCCGTGCACGCGCCACTACGTTCGTTGTAGCTTGTCTCCATTGGGTTAGCTATCGGCGGGGAGGCAAACGGGTCGTGGATGACATTCTGAAGGCCGATCTTGAGGCATTGGGAAAGCTGAGTCCGCAGCTCAGCGCGATAGCTGACCGTATTGACGGCAGAATTTCAGCTGGCGGGAACGCCACCAAGGGTGCGGACCCGGCCCTGGTGGCGATCCAGTCAATGACCACCAAAACGATCCCCAACGTGCAGCGGGTTGCCTCACGGCGGTTACGGGTTATCGGGGAACTGATCAGCGAAGCGCACCAGGATTTCGTCCAGCATTCAAGTGAGCTGGAAGCGGCCTTCAAGAACACACCCAGCATCTATCGGCAGGGGTGAGCGACCATGCCTCTTCCCCCGCTAGATGAGTTCATGGCGATCGACCCCAACTCCTACTTGGAGCACGTGCCCGGCTGGGGCGCCGAGATGCAGTCGCTGGTGTCTGACTTCACCGAGTACAAATCGGGCGTGTACGCGCCCGGTGGGACCGATTGGTGGGGCAAGACAGCCAACGCCGCCCAGGACAAAGCGGGCGAAGATACAAAGGCCGTGACTTCTATTCACGACACAGTGGAGGGCCTGGTATCCGAGGTGACCGCCGCCGTCACCTACGGGGTAGTCCCACCGCTGACCAATGGACACAACATCGTCGATAACATCCGACGCATTGAAGGTGCCACGGTCAACCAGGACTACACGGTGACCTACACGCCGCCAGATGGCATGAGTGACGAGCAAGCAGACGCCAACACTAAGACCATTGCCGCCGCTGCTAGCGAACTCAAAAGCTCTGTAGATAGTTGGTTTTCGGCGTCACAGGGCGTTGCCGACAAGATACATAGCGCCGAGGCGCAGATCACGGGCGCGATCAACCTAAGCGCGGTTGGCGCAAATGGCCATACTGCCGTCCGTAGTGCCGTAGCAGAGACAAACCCACAAGCGTTCGCCCCCAACGAAATTCAGAAGCTCCTGGCGGGTGATCCCGCTGCAACCACGCCTGCTGGCGCTGGGAGCCTCACTGACACCCTGAGCCGACTGCCCCAGACACAGGATCAGCCTGGGGTGCCACTCAAGGACAAGTTAGGCAAGCCGGACATTCCGATCCCAGAGCAAGAATTGCTCAAGAAGGACAAGGAATTCGGCACCCAGGCCGGGAAGGGTGTTGACAAGTCCCCCGAGGGCAAAAACACCACTCCCACGGGGACTACTGTCGGCGGAAGATTCGGCGATCAGACCAAGATCGGTGACGGCAAAGGCCCCACTATCGCCAAAGGGGAGACCGGCGAGCTGGGCGGCGAAGTAAACGAATGGGGCCGCAAGGGGCACGCATTCGGTGGGGATTGGGAGCTGAATTCCAAGCAGCTGGAAGCGAAAGCCGGTGCCGAAGGGGAAGTGAAAAAGGATGCGGTCTCCGGAAAGCAACACGCTGGCGCATACCTGATCGACAATAAAGGCGATATCCACTGGGACCTTGGCGATGGCGGGAAGGTAGAGGCGGGGATAGCCGGAAGGCTCGGCGCTGAGGAATACACCAACGGTAAGGGTGTAGCGGAGAATGGGGTCCAGATAGGCGGGGGCGGTTTCGTTGGAATCGGAGGGGGCCAGCACCTCGACTACGAAGGTCACGGACTCCAAATCAAAGGCTCAGTAGAGGAATGGGCTGGAGCAGGTGCCGGGGCACACCTCACCTTCGCCGAGACCCCGGACCATAAATGGAAGATCGGGGGCAGCTGGGGTTTTGCCTACGGCATTGGTGCCAAGCCCGGATTCGAAATAACTGTCGACCCAAAGGAATTCGGCGGCGAACTTAGCAAGCTCTGGCAATGGGTCAATAGCTGACGTGCCTAAGTACAGGGTTAACATCGGCGGTGACGGTCCCGAAGGTTGGACCCCCATACCGCCGGACGCCGCCTCTGACCCTCACGCTCTTGTGGTCTACGTTCGGGAGCCTGCGGCACCGTCTGGGAGAATCGTCGTTAGAGAGCGATTCATTAACTGGCCGACCGTTGATGTACAAAAATACGCACAGGAGGACGCGGAAAGGCTGAACGCCAAGATCACCCGTGGCGGCTACATCTCATACCAACCAGTACGCCAGTACGGACTAGAACTAGAGTTCACCGAGGGCGATACCCACGTGAAGGGTGACCGCCTCTATTCGACTACCGGCACAGCTGACGGGCAGTCATTCATGTTGGAGCTACTATTCAGCGCTCCCAGCGCCCAGTATGATCAGGTAAAGCCCGAATTCGTTTCGTTCCTACAGAACCTGAAAGTGGTGGAAGATGAAGGCTAGCTTGATGATTGGTTCGGCCCTGCTGTCTATGGCCGCACTCTCAGGCTGCCATGTAGCAGTGGACGTCGGCAACTACAAACGGATCTCCAAAGAGAACCTGGAGCAGGGGCTAAAGGACGCCGTCAAGGAGAGGCAGCACTTCGACCTGAAGAGCGCCGAGTGCGAAGGTCCACTAGACGGCAAGGTCGACGCCACGCAAAAGTGCACTGTTGTGGATGATGAGGGAACCAAGTACGCCGTGGTGGTCACCACAACATCCGTGAATGGCGATGACATCAAGTTCAAGTACAAGGCTGAGCCCGTCAATAAGCCCGCATAGTCGTGAACACAAAGGTTGGCCTCCTGGTCGGATCAGCGCTGGTGCTATCCCTCTCGGGTTGCCATGTGACTCACTTCGAGACGGTGCACCAAATCTCTACCGAGGGCCTGCAACAGGGCCTAAAAGACGCTGCCAAAGAGAAGCAGAAAATCGAGCTACAGAAGGTTGAATGCCAAGGACCTTTGGACGGCAAGTTGGGCGCAACGCAAAAGTGCACAGTGATAGACGATGAGGGCATCCACTACGACGTAGTGGTGACGACCACCTCAGTCGAGGGTAAAGACATCAAGTTCAACTACTCCGTCAAGCAAACGTCGAACTAGCCTGCGGACGCCCTCAGTCAACCACGACGACAAAACCGCCCCACCCGAGTCTAGGAGTGGGGCGGTTTTGTCGTCGCTGAACTAGATATCGTCGCGCAGTTCGGCAGGCAAGAGTGGTGGGACATGCCCCGGTGCGTGGCGCATGGCCCACCCCATCCACTCGCGGATATGCCGCGTGGCAGCCCTGAATTTTGTTCGGAAGGTATCTCGCTCCAATTCAACTGCCCTTAACCGATTTTCGAGGTCACGCACCTTCCGTGATGTCAAAACCTGCCATGCGGTGAGGATCGCGGCTACGGCCCCGCCGATGGCCTGAATTTGATCAGGGCTCACTCGGCCGACCCGTCCGAGCCGTTGCCACGGATGTCTTGGGCGAGTTTGAGCCCCGGCAGGCCCGAACCGACGAGTCCGGCAATGGAAATCACCCATTGCAGCCCATTGGCTGCGTCCATCTTGCCAGAGGCGACCAGCGCAACCGTCCCTGCGAAGACGGTAATGAACATCGCCGCGTAGACCACCAATCGTGTGGTGTCGTTTTGGGGTACGGGGTTGGGCATTGTGATCCTTTCAGTTGTGATGGGTTGGTCAAGCGGACGCGGGAGTGCGTGCCGCCCAGTCATTTACGTGCTGCACAGCCAAATCGAAATAGGTCATTCCGGGCCATACTTCGGCGAACTCGTAGGTGATGTGCGGCGCGGTGGGAGGTTGCGCGAGGGCGAACCCGATGCCCTGCACTGCGGCCCCGATCGCTGCGGCGGTCTTGTCGTTGTCCACCGGCAGATACGGCAGGAACGCGGCGATTAGGCCCAGGAATCCTGAGGTGATGGTGCCGGGGATGGACAGGGGCATGTTCACCGAATCGGCCACGATCCGCAGGATCAGGGGCAGCATGTCGAATACGAGCCGCAGCGGGTCGTGGAGCTGTTGAGTCATCACGAGCGCGTAGGCGTCACGGCACACCTTGACCACCAACGGATTTCCGAGCACGTTGCCGTACAGGTCGCCGGTCTGCACGAGGTCGGCCCATTCGGCGCCGAACATGCCTTCGGGTAGCCGGATATCGGAGATGCCTTCCCCGCCAGGGTCTTCGCCCATGTAGAACGTGTGGCCACGGGCGCGTGCCGGGTTGCCGAACGTGACACCGAACAGGAAATTCGCTCGGTAGCGTTGCAGCCGACCACCCGGCCTGAACTCTTGGGCGAAGACCACGGCCCCGATCGCGCCGAGGCTGTAGGCGGCGACGCCAAAGGTCCGGGTGGGGTTGTTCCGCACCCATGTGACAGCCCATTCGACCATGGCGTGTACGCATTCGAATCCGCTGGGCGCCAATGGGTCTGTAGCGGCTCCCACGGGCGCGGCGCCCATGGTCGCAGGGGCATCGACATCGATCTCTTCAACGAGCGCCGAGCAGGCTTGAGCGACGCGTGATGTGTAGTCCAGGCCCCATTCACCCCCGGTGCCCCGGAAACACAGCAGCGCATGCCGGGTCATGGCCGCACTCCGGTTTTGCCGTGGTCGCTGGTACCCAGCACCTTGTCGCGGACTTCCGCGAATGCCTCGATGAGGGTCTGCCAGCCGAGCATTTCCCAGCGCAAGCGCAGCTGGTCCCAAATCTCGCGTTCATAGTCCGGGGCGCCCGGCGTTTCGGGCTTGGCTCCCAGTAGCGCGTTGAGCTGAGCCAGTGTTCCACGGAATGCGTTGGCGTCCAGACTCTTACCTGCGACCAGCGCCTTGTCGGTGAACTGCAAAATGTCGGGTGTCTTGCCGCCGAACGCGGCCCACCGTGGGCTGTCGTCGCCAGGGTAGAGCACCGAAGCGTAGGCGGTCCCGTTGACGTACGACGACTGAATGAGGCCCGGCACCCTGGACAGGTCGGGCTTGCCGATCTTCTCCCAGTACCAGCGCGGGATGTACGACAGAGCTACGCGGACCCCGCGTGCCTCAATGGCGTTCTTGACGGCCCAGAAGTTGTCGATACCGCCCGAGCCGTCCTCGAAATCGAGCATCGCCGGGATGGACCTGTCCCCGAGCTGCGCCACGAAGTTGTCAGCCTGAGCGTTCGCGTCACCCTCGCGGATGTAGTGGTATCCGGCCAGGGCCAGGCCGACGCGGCGGCACCAATCGCGGGTACGTGGCCAGAACACGTCCCGGAAGGTGGCGCCCTCGGACACCTTGGCCCAAACGAATTGGAATCCCTCGGCTTTCACTTGGTCGATATCGACAACTCCGTTGTTGTTGCTGATGTCGATTCCGAAGATGGTCACAGCGTTGCCTCCTGATGGTTGGGTGGGCTGGCCGGGCTCGGCGGCACCGGCCAGGACGGGTAAGGGGTCTTGCTTGCGGGCGGGGTTGTACTCGCGGGGCATGTAGGACAGGTGCAGGTGCGGGGCCACACCGCCATTGGTGGATGAGTCGGGATTGATCCGGCCAATGCGCTGCCCGGCTACGACTTTCGCCCCCGCGCCGACCTCGCGCACTATGTGCCCGTACTCGAATACGCCGCCGCCTTGCTGATCGTCAGAATCGATGACCAGCCAGCCTGCCGGGTCAGGCCCGCCGTAGCCTCGGGCGGCACCGGCATAGATCACCGTGCCCGACTGCACGGCGTACACCGCACGGCCACCGGAACCGCCGACGAACCCGAAGTCTGCCCCGGTGTGCATGCCGCCGTCGCGGGGGCCGAACGGTGAGGTGACGATGCGGCCAGCATCCAGGGGCCAGTACTTCACTCCAGCCCCCCGAGAAAATCGGACAGTTTGATGTGCGCTCCGTGCAGGCCCTTGCCGGGCCGGCCCAAGGTGCCAGGTCCTCCAGGAGGCGGTCGCGCAGCCGGTCGTAGAACCGGTCAGCGATGTAGTTGATGAGCCAATCAGCTTGTTTACGTGGCCATTTCATCGGGTGTACAACCTTTCAATACGAGAATCGATCTCTTGGGCGTAGGAGGACAGCTGGTCAGAGGCCCACCAGCCGAGGCGGAACGCGGCGGCGAACAGTGCAAGACACAGGGCGCCCACGCCGAGCAGCTGGCGGCGCATCATGTCGTGGCCAACGGTGCGAGGGTCAGTGAGTCACTGTTGATGCGGATGATGTCTCCGCTAGCCCCCGACTTGCTCGCGGTCGCTTGCGAAGACCACAGAAAGTTGCCACCCGTAGGTCCGGGGGTATCCCAGAATGACACGCCTGCAATGGTTTCCGTGGCGCCGAGGGTGTGTTCGGGGGTATTGGATTGGGTGATTGACCCGGATGCCGCCGCGTTGAATGCGCAGGCGTACCGGGTGGGCACCGAGGACGCGTTGGCCGTTCCGGCCGCGCCGGGATCGCCGGTGTGCATCTTGGCGTACACCGTCGCCGGTGGTGTGTAGGCGACGTTGCGGCAGATGTGATCGAGCAGTTTGTTCGCCAGGTAGGCCGAAATTCCCCATGCCATAGTGGGTTTCCCTTTCTATTGATACGACCGGATATGTGCTATGCCGGTTCCGCCGACGCGGCCGGGGTTGGCGAAGCCGAACGCGCCGCCCGAGCCGGGGCCGCCGCCGCCGCCGGGGTGAGTTGCCGTTGGTGTTGGTGCCCGCTTGTGCGCCGCCGCTGTAGGGCTGTCCGTTGACGGTGGTGTTGCCCGCAGCCTCGCCGGGCTGGTTGAGTCCGTTTCCCGCGTAGGCGCCTTTACCGCCTGCCCCACCGGCACACGTTGTGGTGATTCCGTTGACCAAGAACGTGGTGTCACCGCCCGGCCCGCCGTCCTTCTCTTTGGCGCCCGCAGTCCCCGGCGCGCCCACGGTGCCGGTGATCGTCAGCGCCGATCCAGGCAGATCGATGTTGCGGGCGACGGTGGCGTTGTTCCATCCGCCCTTGCGTCCGCCTTGTCCTGTGCTGCCTAGACCGCCGTCACCGCCGCCCCCGCCTCCCCCGGCGCCGCATCCAACGCAGTCCATGTAGTCGGCGTTGCGCACGATGTTGTGGGTGAACGCCCCAGCCGTGGTGTAGGTGGCCAGCGTGGGCAGCCCGCCTGGCGGATAACCGAGGCTGCATGCCCGCGCCGTGGTTACCGACAGGGCGGCGTCGATCTTGGCGACGCGTTCGGTCACCAGGGCCGAGGACATCGTCACGGTGCGTGTGAGCCCAACGGGCAGCAGCTTGTCGAAACTGATCGAGCGGGGCGCGGTGAGGTTGCGCGTCAGATCGATCGCGGCCACCCGTTGCAAGCCGATGGTGCCGGTCATCTCCAGCGCGCTACTGAGGTCGGCGCCGATCACTTTGGCCAGGAACAGTGCCCGCTCCATGGTCAGCGCCAGGGCGAGGTCCTGTTGGAACGTGGCCTGTAGTTGCAGATTGCGGGTCACCAACACTGGCCGCTGAGTCGCCAGCTGGTAGACCGCCGTCAATGCCAGCTCGCGATCGGCGTGCACCGACAGCACCACGCCGAGGGCTTGCAGGGCTACTAGCTCGACGTGCCCGACGCACATCACCGCCAGTGCGCTATCGAGTCCGATTACCGCGTGCCACCGGCCAGCTGACGCCGGTGCCGGTACGTGCGGGTTCGGGTACCACTTACCGCCCGAGCGGCCAGGGGCGATGCTCGGGTCTGTAGACCAGGGCATTTAGGGGCCTGCGAACCCCGCACGGAAGACCATGTTTCCGTCGTCGTCGGTGCCGGTGATTGCAATCCAGTTGGCCGCGTTGGTTTTACCCTCGTCGTTGAGGCCACCGCGCACTACCGTGAAGGTGATTCCGGGTAGCTCGGGCATGGTGAATGTGGTGCCCGGCTCGGGTGTTTGCACCGTCTGCGGTTGCGGCACTGTAGGCGGTTCCTGCGGCTGTTGCGGCGCGGGTGGGTCCGGGGTGGGTGAGGGCGCCGGAGGGTCTATCAGAGCTTCGGTGTCCTCTGGGGTGGGTGCTTGCGGTGTGGTCATGGGTGAGTTCTCCTGTGGCGTTAGGTGTCAGATGAGTTTTCGGCCGGTGAAGGAGGCCACGCCGAACACTTGGGTGATCGTGCGCGAGACGATGGTTTCCGAGCCGGTGGAGCCGTTGGAGCGCACGTCGTAATCGACGACGATCAGGGCGGGTTGAATCTTGTCGCCCGCGTTGAGCAGGATTTCGAATTCGGCGCCGGGGCCGATGGCTCCGGTGACCTGAACGTCGTTGCGGTACAGGCACCAATGCGGGGTGACCGGACCTTTGGCCGAGTACGGGCGACACGTGGTGGCCAGCTTGTAGAGCCCGGCTTGGTCCACGGTCACCGCGCCTCGGCCAAGGTCGGCGATGGTGGCGCCATTGGCGTAGTCGGTGAAGGTGAAAAACGACGCCGGTAGCAGGCCCGCTGCGGTGATGGGGTCGGTATAGGTGAAACCAGATGTGGACGAGCGGGTTAGGCTCCACGCGTTCGACAAGGTGGCACTACCTCCCGAGGGGCTGTAATCGGACATGGCGAATGCTGCGATGCGGTAGGAGTCGTAGGTGAACCACGACGTTGCCCGCTGAACACAGAACATGGCGTATCGATAGTCCGGCCCGGCGGCGATGGTGCCCGCGACATCGGTCGCTGAGGTGACCGGCTTGCCGTTCACGCGAACAAAGAAGTTGTTGCCGCTGCAGCGGATTTCGATACGTGCGCCCTGTTTGACCGATGACAGCCCGCCTTGAAAGGTCATCGGTGTGGCGAACGTCCAGCTGGTGCCCGAGCGGGTGAACTTGCCGACGCGGACCTCGCCCTCTTTGGCCAGGCAGTAGGCGCCGGTGGTGCGATCGGCGTTGCAGCGAATGAACACCCCGGAGTAGTAGTTTCCGTTTTGGGTGTTGCCGAGCACGAATGAGGCCGACTGTCCGTCGCTGGCATAGGTGTAGTTGGGGCTGGCGAAGTAGTACCCGTCAGGGTTGCCGTTCTTGACGCCCGCATATCCCGAGTCGCCCCGGATGGTGATATCGCCGGGCGTGGGGCCGGTGGTCCAATCGGTCGCATTCAGCGCGGCGCCGTCTGCCCCGGAGAACACGAAACTGTAGCTGTTGCCGTCGCCGGTGTTCTGCTCGGTCTCCTGCTCTTGCAGGGTGGTTTGTGCGGCGATAGCGCTTTTGAGGGCGTCTTGCGACAGGCCCAGCAGCGCCAGTAGCGAGTCCTTGGCCTGATTGATGCGGTCCCCGATAGCGCCCGTGGTGCCGGTGCCCACGCCGTCGGCGCCGTCCTTGACCCCGGACAGGATGTTGCCGAGGTTATCGACAAGATCGTTGACCCGGCTCATGTCGAACGTGCCGACGACATCGGCCGTACTCAGGCTGCCGCCGCTGGTGAGCTTCTGAGTCTTGTTCTGATTCACGCCAAACCATGCGATGAAGTCCTGCACGATATTGTTGATGGGCGTGACCACGTTGCCGTTGACAACGTCGCGGATCTGATTGAGAACCGTTTGGATGATCACCAGACCCGAGACTTGGGCCTGCTGAATCAGGCCGACAATCTCGGTCGCGGTGATCTTGCCGTCAGCGGTGATCGCCTGCAAGCGCTCTTCAATGTCGTGCACACCTGAATTGACTGCTCCCCCAACCGCATCGACCATTTCGCGCAGGTCTTTGATCAACCGAAGGTCCAGCAGGTTGGACGCCCACGCCGAGGCGTTGGAGAACCAGAACGTGCCCGCAGTCGCGCCGCTATCGAGCATGAGCAGCTGCGAGACGTACTTGACGCCAGCAGGTACCGGCCATTTATCTTGAACCGGAACCCATTGCCAGCCATGATCACCCGAGGGTTGCAGCGTGCCGCGAATGACGTCGGCCAGCGGATTGCCCGCCGCGTCGAACGGGGTGAACCCGACCTTGACCGGGTTCGATCCCGCAGTAGCGCTGGCTCCTGTCCATTGCGCCGCTGACCGCAGCTCCAGCGTTTGGCCGCCGAACACTTCGAAAGGCTCGCAGCGCAACACCTGTTGCGTGCCGTTCGCGGTCGCCCGGATCGACCCGCCCGAGACGAAACCGGGCATCACTGAATCCCAGTCCCAGTACGGGTTATCGGTCACGCTGTCGGCGGTCAGGAAGTCCCCTGCGCCGTCGAGCAGATCCTGAATCACGTTGGCGATACGCGAGATAGCCAGCACGCCAGGGAACTTGTTGCCGCCCGTGATCAGATGAATGATGGAGGCCACCAGCGCCGCAGGCGAGGACAGATCAACGCCGGTCAACGACTTGATCGGGTTCGCGATCGTCGCGGCCCATATTTGTTCCGGGGTGAGCCCGCCCGTGAGATTGATACCCCCGAAGATCGGCCCGAGAATTTCCTGAAATTTTCCAATGATGCTGGTAAATAACGCTTCTGGGCTAGACAGGTCGATCCCGGTCATCTGCTTGAGCAGTTGCGCCCACTGCTCAAAGACTTGCTGCGGGTCGAACTGCGGCAGCCGGGGCAGCGTGGGGTCAAGGCGCTGGGCCGGATGGTGGGTGATCGCCGGGTACGACCCCAGGTCAATCGATGCTGGCATTGACCAACCTCGTTGCGGTGCCGGTGAACATGCGCCAGCGGTAATCGGTGGCCGGGCGTTTCAACACCTCGCGTTCGGTCTGCGGTGACACCTCGGCGGGGTCCAGGTCTCCGCAGTCGCACCACTCCGTGAGCGTCAGATGCTCACTAGCGGCTTCACGTTCGAAACTCTCACGCACCAGCCACACCAGCGTCTCGTCATCGGCCGGTGTGTGCTCGGTAATCAGCACAGGCACAACTGTTTTCAGCTCGCGTGTGTAGGCCATCAGACTTCCCACCACTGCACGAACAGTTGGGCGTCCTGGCGGTTGAACGCGTACATGCCGATCAGGCCGTCGTTGACTAGGTTCGCGGTCAAAGTGGCCTGCTGCCCGGCGTTGATCAGGGCTATCTCGTTGTCCATCGTCATTGCCACCGTGGGCTCACCGGGGGTCGAGTAGTGCGGTATCACGGTGGTTTCCTGGGCCACGGTGCCCTTGCCGCGCCCGATGATCTGGCCGTTCATCGGGTCACCAAGACGCACCTCGGCACCAATCTTGAAGGGGTCCAAGATGTTCAGGTCGATACCGAACGCCTTGAAATGACCTGAAGCGGCAACCTTGACCGGAAAGTCCTGCACCGGTAGCTGATATGACAGGATCGTGATGCGCCCGTTGATGATGTTCGTGACGTTGGTGAACGCAGCCTCGGGGATCGAGAATGCGCCGCTGCGCTTGCCGACGAAACTCTCGGGCTTCCACTTGCCTTGCTGGCTGTCCCAGGTCGGGACCTGCCCGTCTGTGGGCGGCAGAATGTTGTTGTAGTCCAGCGCGTCCCGGATCGCGGCGGCAGGTCCAGGGATACCGCGCGGGGCTGCGATCTTGAAATGCAGGTGCGGGTTGAGGTCGGTGCCCGAGGGGATCACGACGCTGGTTTCACCTGGCGCGATCAGTTCGATACTGAACGACATCTTCGGCGTGGGGCCGGGGCGTCCGGCGTATCCGGCTGGGCGCGTGATGTATTCGGTGCCCATCCACACATAGAGCAAATCCCCGATCCACCACGTTTTGCCCTTGTCGTCCAGGCCAAGATCGGTGGGCAGCTGTGTCGGGGTGGTGATGGTGGGATCAATGTGCAGATCCACGACCGGTGACGGCAGACCGGGCTCTCCGGGATCGCCCTTGAGGACGGGGACGGTGGCCACGATGTCGTTGTTGACGCCCTCGAATGTGCAGGTGCGCAGGCCGGGCACCTCGCCGTCGGAGACGACGCCGAACACGTGCATGGTGTTGAGCCAGTCCATGAGGTGTATCGGGGCGCCGGGCAGCGGTGTGGTCACGTCCAATCTCCTTCAATACGTGTGTTGGTGTGCCATGGCGTCATGGCGTCGAAATCGGGCAGCTCGGGCGGCACCGGGACCGGCCCGACCGCTGAGATGGGTTCGGGGGCCTCGGGGTCCTCTTCCCAATCGAGGGGCACCCAGTCGATAACTCCCGTGAGCTGCCCCGGACGATCGGGCAGGGCGCGGCGCTTGATGATCGCCTTGTCCGGGTGAACATCGGTTCCAGCGCGAGCCAGATGGAAGGCGATGCACACGCGCTGGTCGTCGGTCAGGTACAGCACCTCACCGCGTGGGCCGCGCGCGAACGCCAGCGCGTCGGTGATGCGGGCGGCGGCGTCGAGCAGTTCACGGGCCTTAGGGTCCTTGGGCTTCTGGTCGCTCATGCGTCGGCGCCGTCTTGGCGGGGCTTGCCGATGATCTGCACGTTCTGTGCGACCACGAAGCATTGGAACGTCACCAGCGTCTCGCCCGAGCGGGCGTCGATTGGCTCAGTGGTCGGCCCGCCCTCGGACACGTAGTACGGCACCGGCTGGCCGTCTATCTCGATGACGCCGCGTTCGTGGTCGATGACCACCGAGGCGGGATTTCCTTGTGCTGCGTGCATGGGTGCCTCCTTCGGGTATGGCGAATAGCCCCGCAGCTGGCGCCGGGGGGGGTGGGTGTTGGATGTGGTGGTTAGGCCGCGATCGCGGCGCCGCCGATGAGTGAGCCGATGGCGTTCCAGCCGTCCGCGAGTGCTTTCATGCCCGCCTCGAATGGGTCATGGTCGCGGGCCTTGCCGATGGTGAGGGTTTGCGCCATCGGGGTCTTGTCGGTGACGGACCACTTCATGCCGCGAATGTTGTTGACGTAGTAGATGGAATCGACTTCCCACATGCCGCGATCGCCCACCAGGTAGTCGAATCCGTACACGTGGGGGTGTCCGTCGCGGGTGGTCATGGTGAACGCGACCTTGGGCATGGTCTTGCTCATGCCTTGGCGGATCGTCAACGCACTGGAGACCACCCAGGCGATACCGTTGCCCGGCTCGACGTGATCGATCAGGGCGTAGTCGTTAAGCCACAGCGCCACTTTAGGATTCGTCCACTTTTGCCAGGCGAAAAACAGGTCCGACAGCTGCTCCTGGTAGATGTTGTCCAGCCCCGAGCTGCCCGGCTGCTGATACGCCGAGCCCGGATAAGGGATCACCTGCTCCAATTGCGCGAGTGCATAGCGCACACCAAAGGTGATGGCCTGGTTAAGGATTGTGGGGCTGTGCCCGCCGGTCCAGACGGTGCGGGCGGTGCCACGCTGCATGCGGTGCGCGCTGGTGATGATGCCCGAGTGCTTGCAGTCCCTCCACACCAGCGAGGGTTTCTCGGGTGCCACGCCGAGCAGGCGCCGAAAGAACGGATCGGTCAGGCCGTCGCCGTCCTGGTCGAGCGGCAAGATGACCTCGGTGATGGTGTCATCCAGGATGGCGCCGACAGCGTTCAGAGCGCCGTCGAATGCCGTTCCGGTGGGGCCGACAATCCCGTCCTTCTGCTCAAAGGCGAGCACCACACAGTTGCGGGTGGGCCGGGCCAGTTTCTCGCCTACGAGTGCGGCGAGTTCGGGGTGCGGGCTGGTGTCGTCCTCTTCTAGCCATAGATAGTCCATCAAGACCACGCCGGTGTCTTCGCCGAGCGGGGCGTGAATGTCGTGCAGCATTTGCGCTTTCGCGGCGATCGGCACAATGCGCGAGGTGTCCAAGACCGGGTTGACGAATTGGACTTGGATCGGCCAATGCAGCGGTGAGAGGTTCCCGGCGCGGGTTGTCAGCCAGTGCACCGGGTCGGCCCATGAGGTCGGCAGCGCCAGGAACGGCCAGAACGTGCGCAGCAGGTTCAAGAACGTGGTGAACGCCATGCCCGAGCGGAAGTTCTGCAACCACACCCACGCCTTGAGGGGCTGAAACTCCGGGGCTGAGATCGGTGTCGGTATGAGGGCGATGTGTTTGGCGTGCTCGCGTAGCGAAATCAGTTCCAGGTCAACCCAGTGGGTGCCGTCCTCATCTTTGACCGCGACCACCGATTGAATCCGGTACCCGAGACGGGTTTCCCAGGACCGGATGTTGGGGTTGAGGTCGATCGCCAGGTGCAGGTCCTCGGTGTAGCGGGTGCCACGGGCCATGAGGTCGGCCAGCCAGTCATCGCGGCGTACCCGGATTTTGCCGACACCGGTGTCATCACTGAGCCGTTCCCAATCGCCTTCACGGACCTGGCCGCGCAGCGTGCCCAAATACTTGAGCTGCTTGTCCAGAACGCGCAGCAGTGGCGGCTGTTTGGCTGCGCGGCGCCATATCTCGCGCCGACCGTCCAATAGCCGGTACTTGGTGATCGGATCGGAAGGCGCGGTGATGACGCGCCGAACCTTTGCATTGTCGGCCCATACGTCAAGCCATGAGTCGGACATCAGGCCACCCCGCGCCGGTACCACTGCGACATGACCATGGTGATCTTGCCTGCCGGATTGGTGTGCGTCACTTTGATATTGGCCATCGTTTCGGAGGGGATCGGGGACATGAACCCAACCCCGCCCGGCACGCGGCGCCCGATCGGGACACCGGCACGGGCGTTGGTGATGTCCCCGAGGATGAAGTCAAGGATGTCGCTGTTGCGGATCAGTTTCCACAACATCAGTTTCCACAACGCGTTGTCGATCGGATCGTGTTCGGAGGTAAGGGTTCGCGCCGAGGGATCGGTGTCCACGAGCACCATGCCGTCCGAGGGGAAGATTTCGATGTCCACCATGCGGTCGGTCAATCCGTCTTGAATCGACACCTTCCCTGCACCCTCGACAATGAACTTGGGCCATTGCTCGTAGTCGCCTTTGTTGGGTAGCCGCAATATGCCGTGGTTGCGCCCGTTGATCACGGCGTTGGCCGCGTCATTGCGCCACTCGCGGGTCAATGCCCGCTTGGAGTAGAACGGGAACGGGCAGTGAATCGTCATGGACGCTGTGGCGTAATAGTTTCCGTACGCGCGCGGGTCAATCTCGACGGTATCGAAATTGGGTTCACCGTTGCGGACCCGTATCCAGTGCCAGCCGTCGTAGCGGGTGAACTCGCCCATGAAACCCATGGGCAGATCAACGTCTTCGGGCCAGTCCCGCCACCATTGGGCCTGAATCTGTTCTAGCGCTATACCGGTGTCCGGGTAGCGCAGTTTCGACACGGCGTTGATGTGCGGGGCGAAATGCAGCGCAAGGTTCAAGACCCGCTTGCGGTAGTCGGTGCGCTCGGGCTCTTCGCCGAGCATCCACGGCCCCGATGAGTACAGCTGATCGAATGAGACGCCGGTGGCGCCCTTCATGCCCGGTGCCTGCACCACGCCCCGGTTGCCTTTGAATGCTCCCGCCAGGTTGTAGATGCGCTGCCCGTCCGGGGACACGTACACCCGTTTGGTTTGATCCGATTGCAGCTGCGAAGCGTACAGACCCATGTCCCGGTCGGTCCAGGTCGCAAATGAGGGCTGCGCGGCGCGATCCAGGATCGGGTCGTACTTGAGCCATTTACTTGCGCTCATGATGGCCGCCTGGTGCCCAGGTTGCGCTGGCTGGCCGCGAATGATCGCGCTTCGAGTTTGGGCATGATCTCCTTTGGTGAAACACCGGACAGGTTGTAGGTATCGCCGCCGCCGACCGGTGCGGTTGCGGCTGCCGGGGCGGGCTCCTTGGGTGCGGTCAGGCCCAGGCCGCCGAGCATGCCGTCTGCGACCTCGCCGCCGAAGTTCAATTCGGCACCGGCGCCGGGGATTTGGCCGCTACCGCCGTCTTGGGCTCCTGCGCCGGCCCATTTTTGGGCGAAGTTCAGACCCCAGTTCAGCGCCGCCATACCGGACTTGACGTTGGGCCAGTCCATCGGGTTGGAGAACACCGAGCCATCGATACCGAGTCCTTGGAATAGGCCGGAGATGATGCCCGCACCGAGCCCTTGTCCCATGCCGCTACCCGCATCGCCCACCTCCTTGTTGGTGCCCTTGGCTTTCTTGTCCAGGACCTCAGAGAGGCGCTGTTCAGCGACGGCCTGGCGGTCTTTGGCCGAATCCAGGCGCCGTTGGGCGTTGTCGCGTTTCTTCTCGGCGGCAGCGCGTTTCTTGTCATCGGGGGCCGAGTTCAGTTCGGCGTTCGCGTCATCGAGGTCTTTCTGCGCTGCGGCTGTGGCGGCCTTGGTGCGCCGCACCGAGGACTGCGCGGACATGACCTGTGACGGGGAGGCGCCGCCGCCCCCGGTGGTTTGCCCGTTATCGCCTGCGGCCAGCGCGATCCATGCCCGGCTCGGGAAGTCACGCGCACCGGCCGCGCCGCCACCGAACTGGCCGTTACCGCGCTTGCCGCCCATCTCGACGTTGACGTTGCCGCCCTCGGGGTCAACGATGGTGCCCGCGGTGTGCCCGCCCCCTGGCCCGCCGTTTTTCCAGCCGATCCAGTACGCGGCGATACCCGGTGGCGGGTCACCCATTTGAAACCCGCGTGCTGCCAACGCGCTGCCTTGTGAGGCGGTGGCGAAGCGTCCGGTGCCGCCACTGATCATGTTGGCGAGCCACGATTGGGTACCCGAGCAATCCGAGTTCGGCCCGGCCGGGGCACCCCAGCCGTAGCTTTGCCCCTCGATACCGCTGGCCATGGCCTTGAGTTCGTCGACGCTGATGCCGCCGCCTGCGAAGCTGTTGATGCCGAATATCCGCATCACCTCGCGCAGGATCGCGGTGCTGCGGGAGCGCTTGGACGGCGCCAGCGGAATGTATGCCTCGCCGCCAGTTTCTTGCTCGGCGAAAATCGTGCCCGCCCCGCGCCCGGCGTAGATGTCGGCGTAGGCCGGTTTGTTGATGAACCGCAGCCCACCGGAGGCCATGGCGATGGCCCCGAACATGCGTGGCAGCAGGTTGGTGGCGAACGGGAACGGCCCAGAGGGGGCCGAGGTAGTCGGGATAACCGGTTGGGCGCTGGCCGCGTTCTGCGCGAACTCGGTGGTGACCTTGACCGTCTTGGGGTGGCTGACCAAATCCTCAAGTTCAGCGCGCAGCGCCCGCATGCGTTCAGCGGCGTCGCTGTCATCGACCCGGATAACTAGGTTCTTGCCGTCAGGCATCGTCTTGACGGTGTAACCGATGGCGTTCAGCTTGGCGATCTGTTCGGGCGAGTTGTCCGTCAGGACGATTTCGTGGGTGTCGGGAACCTCCTGCACCGCAGCCCCAAGAGCATTGACGATCTTGGTGGTTTCGGCGGTGTCCTCACCCCACTTGGCGATCCGGTCCGAGGCGGCGGTCGCCCGGTTCCCGAAGTCATCCACGGACTTGGCCGCATCACGCAGCCAGTCGTTGACGCTGCGATCAGAGCCCCAGCGCTGCAACGCATCCCCGATGCCGGTCAGGCCCAAGGCTGAGAAGAACCCGCCGATACCGCTGGAGGCGGTTTTGATGCCGTCTACGAAGCGGGCGATGAACCGCAGCCCGTTGCCCAGACCGCGCGCGATAGAGCCCGCCATGGAGGTGAAACCGGTCCCGACAGCGGCGGCGAACCGGATGATTTCAGGCTGGTGCTCCTTGATGAACCCGGCCACCTTGTCAATGCCGATTGTGATTTGGCCGAGGGCGTCGGTGCCGCTGCCCAGGAACGGGGAAATGAACGCCTCCCCGAGGCGCCCGAGCGCGGCGCCCATGTTCTTGACCGAGCCCTCGAATGTTCCGCCCATCTTCTTGGCCGCACCGCCGACGTTCTCGGCGATGACCTTCTGGAATGTGGCGGCGTCGACTTGACCCTTCTCCACCATCTTGGACAGCTCGGCGCCGGTGACCTTGTATTCCTTTTGCAGCCACGCGAAGATCGGCAATCCCCTATCGCCCAACATGTTCAGGTCATCGGTCATCGCCTTGCCTGAGGTCTGCACCTTGTTGAAGATGTGGCCCATATCGCCCAGATCAGCGCCCGCGATCGCCGCCGCGTCGGCCACCGTGCCCAGGTACTTGGCCAGGTCCTCGCCGGGCTTGACCCCGGCTGCGACCGCTGTGGCCGCCGTGGAGGCCGCC